GTAGGACGACCTCTAACAGTCTAAAACCTTAAGTTATCCATAATTTAAGCGAACCCTCGCAGTGTAAAAGCTGCGGGGGTTTTTTCTTGACAACTCAAAACTTTCCATGCTAGTATTAAGTATGGATAACAAATTACAACTAAAAGAACTTAGGCAGGCCCGGAAGATTAAACCCTCGGAATTTGACTTCGAGCCATATATTGTCCGGGGGAATCCTACGATCTCTGATATGATCTCGGAGTCCTTGACGGACGAGCACGGGATCATTCACCTACAATGCATCGGGTGTACATGTCATTGCACCCGCAATACTAAATATGAGACTTCCGCTTTAATCACTTGCGCTGTTTGCGGCGCACCCATGGAGGAGATATGTTAGTTATCAATCAGAGATATATTAAAAATCAAGTAGGGTATTACCGCCGAGCATGGATCGAGGCCCGGGACATAGCTCATGTGTGCGCGAGGACAAATAAGTTCTCCTTGGGTAAGGATCACTATGACAAGGCTTTGTACTTTCATAAAAAAATGCAAACCTTTGAAGACATGATGCGGGTGTATTTCGTATGAACCTCGATAAAATCATAGATGAAATTTATGCTAATTCAATCATAGATCCCCTCACGGATCTTGCCTCAGGAGGTGAAGATGCTCAAGGAAAGGCCGGTCGTCCTAGAAAAGGACGTGAAAGACTTACTGCTACAACTACTAGACTTACTAGGGTTCCAAGTCGAGGAAAAATTCGTGGAAGAAAAAGTTGACTTCGGCTCCGGGGTAGCTGCAACGCTCCCCTGCCGGCGACTTGTCATAAAGGATAAAACCAATGTTTAAAGACGATGATGAGATGAAGGATAAAATTTCCGACAAGAAAGTAAAAGAATACGGCATGGAGGACAAGGACCACGCGCTTAGAATAATCGATGCTGCGACGGAGCACATAAAATCCTTGGGACGCGCAGATGGGACAACGAGTTTGCGGACCATGCTCTATTCCATAAAATCCTTGGTAGGCGATTTTTCCTTGCAAGTATTCAAGGGTAGGCCGGAGATTGAACACTTAGTGTGGGTCGAGGACGTTTTGAAGGCTGTTCAAGAAGCCTTTGTATTATCCTTGAAGGTAGCCATGGAAGACAATTTAGAGAAAGGGCCGGGGGATGATGATATCGTCCATTAAGAAGACCCTCCAGTTCGTCAAAGGCGTGCACATGTGGCTTGGACTGTCCGCGCCTTTACCTGACGGGCTGTCTGAGGTTAGGGGCCGAGACTTACTTGTTGGTAGCGACGGGACTTTCTGGGTGGCTACGGACGAGGACGGGGTGGAGTACGTGATGTATAGAAAATTAATGACCGAGACGGAAGGGAAGGCCAACTGATGAATTTCGACGAATGGATAACACAAGACCCTTATTCTAGCGATCGAGAAGTAGCCGAGGAAGCCTGGAGTCAAGTAGACGCCATGAAACCTCACGAGGTAAAAGAGCGGCTAGAGGAACTTGGACAGGAGACCTCTTTTATGCGCAACGAACATGCGCGGGAAATACTCGCGGGTATTATTATAGATGAACTCTTAAACGGCGAAGGGACTCATACATGATACCTGTAATCCTAGAAGCCCTCTCTGACGCTTTGATTGTTTTTGTAGTCCTCGCCGTCTTACTAGGCAGTTGCTTCATGGGAGTATCTTAATGTATCCAAATCGTACTTTATGCGAAGTCCTCGAGGAGATGCGACAGTTGATAAAGCATCTAAATTTTTCGCCACTCCCTGGACTTATCGAAGAAGCTCAATCCTTGGGCAATCGCATGGAAGCCTCTTTAAATGACCGGAATGATGCCGAGTCATATCGCCTTGAGAGATCCAAACTTAGGAAGGCCGTAAGGAAGCTTGAAGAAAAACTAAATACCTTGCAAGGAGACGTTGATGAAAAAGAAAAACTTCAGAGTTAGGCCCGGAGACTTGGTAGAGGTGCATTGGCTGGACGCTGCCTTCCTCGTGGACGAGGGCGATGAGGGCGGAGTCAAAGCAGCGATAAAACGCGGAGGATTTCCGAGGAAAAACGTTGGGTGGCTGCAGCACTTGGACGACAAGATAGTAGTCATAGCCTCCGAGCTTGAGACTTACGGCGTGGATCCTAGCAACCGAGACTACAATGTAATTCCAAGGGGAATCATTACAAAAATCCGTAGAATAGAGACGGAGGATAAGTGATGTGGCCGTGGAATCCTAAAGCAAAGCCTCCTAATCCTTCCCTATTTATCTTTCTGACCGCCCTTTGGCATTCTCTTGAGGGTCAACAAGGGCGAATGCTTGAGTATGAAGTCCTTAACGAAAACGTGATACGTTGGCGTCACCCGGAGACTAATACATGTATACGAAGTCGATTGAAGAAGTAAAGGCCGAGTTCTCCGAGAAACAGCTCGATTCTTGGATTATGGTAGGCTACAGACAATACATGAAGCGTCGGGCCAAGAAGCCGCAGACTGCTTTGACGAAATTCAATAAAGCTTTGAAGAGTAAAAATCCCGGAGAGATCCATGCGCTTATACACAAGCTTAGGAAGAAGATAAAATGAGTATTTTGATACTAAATCGGGTAATTCAGCCTTTTAGTTGTGAATTACATGCTAAATTAAAACCTGCTAAAGCAAGTAAACAACTAAGATTGTGCAAGGGAGAGTATTATTTGGATGAAATCGGATGTGGAAATAGAGGTTAGGGGCTTAGTATAGAATAATGTAATTATATTAATATGTTATAAAAATCAAAACCACACAAAAATACGACAACCCCCTGAAATATTCTTAGTTGTTTACTTACTTTTTGACAAAATGGCAAAGAAAAGGAACCTAAAATGAACGTCCACATACCCCTTTATACCTCTGAGAAGTTCGCCAAGCTCCTCGAAACGCACCCGAGAAGGGCCGATTTTCGCTCCAGGAACGCTTTTTTGAACGCTATCCTAGCTGGGTACTTCCAAGAGGAGTTTCCGTTGCGCTCAGGCAAGAATAAGCCTAAGGGCGATATGAAAGAGGATACCATAGCGCGTGATTTCCGCAATAAATACTTGACACCCCCGAAAAGTACATGATAGTATTAAGTATGGAGGGTATTATGAAAAAGATCGTCTTTATTACAGTATTTACTTGGGTCTTCCTAAGCTGCGCGAGTAAGCCGGGGAATAGCCTGCGGTTGGATCTGCAGCTCAAGAACTACAACCAGTCCGAAGCCTCGCTCGTAGTCGAAGGCATGTATACGTCTCTGGATAAGCTCCGGGGGTGTACGTACTTGTCCACGCACTACCCCGTGGAATACAAGGAGCTGCAACTACTACTTTTGCTGCCTATTGTTGTAGAAAACGCGGACCACCCTAAGGAATACAAGTATTGTGCGAAAACGCGGATGTTTGACCACCGGATTATCCTAGACGGTGCGCGGACCTCCTCTGAAGTATCCTGTCACTCCGTAGAACATACAATAGCGCATGAGGTATTACATGTTATTGGCTTCCAACACGGGGCGTCCTTGAACACGCTTATAATCGAATGCGGCCTACCTCCGAGAGAGGTACTAACCGCAGTTGACCCAAGAAGGAAAACGTGGTAATATAAGTAATGCGTAAGATTAAACGAGGCATACTACAGACGTACTCCGGAAGAGTGATTAGCCTTACTAGGCCCGATCCTAGAAGTTTTCACGCCCGGGACATAGCCGAAGGGCTGGCGAAAGTATGCCGATTCTCAGGGCAGGTTCACGGTTACTACTCAGTTGCGGCGCATACCCTCAACGTCTATGCGTTAGTTCGTCTGGCAGGTGGCACCTTACAGGAGCAGCTTGCCGCCCTCCTTCATGACGCGACCGAGGCGTATATCGCGGATCTGCCCTCCCCCGCCAAAATTAAATGTCCAGGTTATGTACGCCTGGAGAAAAGACTCAACAAAGCTATAGCTAAAAGATTTAACGCCCCGGAGACCATGCCCGCGATAGTAAAATGGGCGGATGATGAAATGCTCGATTACGAGCGGGGGCTTTTATTCCACGGTCGCTGTCCAGACCTAAAAGGGGCGGGGGAGATTTACAGTCTTATCCCCCAGTTCTTAAATGCGTTGAACCATGTACTAGACGAAATTTGGAGGGAAGAACAATGGAACAAGAAAGAATTATACTCGGATTTTTACTAGAGAACCCCGCCTTCAGGGAATACTTCAAGCTCACGGACACCCGCATGGAGGTGCATGGGTTGGTCGTGGACTTTCTGAACCCCACGAATAATAAGCTGTATACGATTACGATTAGCGAGCATGACGTGACAGGGAATGTCAATCACCTCATGTCGAAGATTTAGGGGGCTAGGATGAATAAATGCACATGCGGCGCTAAAAAATGCGGGCACCCGGTTCATTCCGATTGGTGCGACACGAACAATTGTGCCAGTAACTATCGAAAAAGCATAGTTTCTGACACAAAAGAGCAGTTCAAAGTCGGCGATTGGGCCCAGTACGTGTCTACCATGGGTTATGACTGCGTAGCGAACACCAAGGAAAATCACGTAGGAAAGGGCTACGTCTGCGGCTGTCAAGAAGGCGACTCGTGTGCAGATTGCGTGCTGGAAGTATGAAAATATTTAAGTGTCCATCCTGCGGAGACACCTCAGAATACAACGACGAGACTTGGGACTGCGCTTGTTTGGAGTGTGACCATAAGTTTTTAGAAATTATAGAAGGTAGCACGGGAGGCCGTAAAGATGACCAAGAAAAAATCAGAATGGAATTACTCCCCTGGCCCGCTCTTGAAGAAATTGCGCGAGTTCTCACATTCGGTGCTAAAAAATACGATCCCTGGAACTGGGCTAAAGGTATGGCGTGGGGAAGAATCCTCGGCGCAATTTATCGGCATTTGTCCTCCTGGATACGAGGCGAGCATAAAGATCCGGAAACGGGGATCTCCCACTTGGCACACGCTGGATGCTGTATTCTCTTCCTCCTCACATACGAACTTGAAAAGCTAGGAGAGGACGACAGGCATGACTATAGGAAAGAACGTTCTAAAAATGAGCACTCAGGAGCTACAGAATTTTGTTTCAACGCGCCGGCTTGCCCGTGCTCAAACTGTGTACAAAAGCCTAAAGAGAAAGTCTAAGGATCAGACCGTGGGCAAGATCGCAAAAGATTTGGGAATTCAAAGTGAGGAACTCATGGAACTCCTTGAGGTGGAGTTTGAAAGCGGAGGCAAGCTATGAAGACTACCATCACTCGAGTACAAAACGGTTACATCCTAGAAGATGCGGAAGGAGCCCGCGAAGTTTTTGAGATACAACAAGGATGGTCCGAAGAGCAATGCCGGGAAGAAAACATAAAGGCTTTCAAAAATTTACTACAAGCACTAATTGAGAATAGTGACGTGGCTTATGATAAGTGGAAAAAACACAACTTGTCTATTACCCTAAAGGCAGGACATAAGGTGGACGAAGTAGATGCCTAAAGTCAAGAAAATAATCCTAGGATACTCGGTCCTCAACGAATATCGTAAATGCCCACAGAAGTTCGCCTTCAGGTATTTGCACGAGCTAGAACGGCCCCATAAGGACTTCGCTTTGCTAGACAAAGGATCTCCGCTGGAATTCGGCACCTTCATCCATGAATTCATGGAGCGCATTTACGCCAAGGAATCAGGCAAGGCAGTAGTCAAGGACGTACTTTTAAAGGCCGCACAGACGAACCTCGTGAAGGTTCCCGAGAGGAAACTCCGGAGTGTAAAGCATTTAGAAGACCTCATGGAATCTTACTTGAAGCACTACCCAGATTTGTTCGAGAAGTTCCAAGTCTACGAGCATGAAGGAAAAGCCATGCTGGAATTTGAATACGACTTCCTCCTCACCCCTCCAGGTACGACTCCGGAGATTGTGTGGCGACAACATTTCGACGGGGTGCTCAAGGATAAGCACGGGATCCTGAAAATGTTCGAGCACAAGACCTGCTCCGGGAATCTCGCGTTCGAATTGATAAACAGGATGCTCCCGAATGATCAGCCCGTAGGCTACGTCTACGGCGCCCGCCACATGGGATTGGATGTATCTCGGGTGCTATTCAACGGATTGTGCACCCAGCAGACCACGCTAAAAGCCTTCATGAGCAAGGATTACAGGGATGCGTACGTGAAGAGGTATAAGAAAATACCCGCGCCGCTTTTTATGCAGCACGAAATTCACATCGAGGATTGGATGCTCGAGGAATGGCGCGAGAACGTGCTCAAGGACTCGCTAAGACTCATTGAGGACATTGAGTCCCTGACCTTTTCCAAGAGTGCCCCGGACGCTTGCCAAGCTTTTAATAGCCGTTGCAAGTACGCCGAAATCTGCTTGACTCACCCGGAGGCTCGAGGAGTCGCCGCGGTTTTTGACTTCATCACAGAGCCTTGGAAAGGGTGGGAGATCGAATGGGACGCATAATACTTTTAACGCTTTTTCTTACCGCAAACATCAGTACATGGGTTGTAGTATACGACATGGCTCTTACCACTAACGAATATCATACACAATTCGTATCCAAACTCAAGAATAATCCCGCCGAACTTGCCCAGTCGCACTATAGGCTTAATCGCTGCGAAGCCTGGTTTGAGGTCTATATTGCTAGAATCCGCAACGACGAAGTAGCACGCAAGGAAGTCTACGGGGAACTCCGGCGAAGATATTGTACGGAAAAGAAAAAGAAATGTATCGTCACAGCCCCGCAACTCAATGAATTCTTTATTGACAAATTCATTATGTGCCTAGATGGCGAAGACGTGTAATAAAGCTTGCAAAAGACAGGCTGATATATTATAATAAGATCGAGGTGAGAGACATGAAACTAAGCGAACTCAAGGAAAAAGAAACCCGGCTCAAACTCGTCCAATGGGGAGAGTCTAAGGCAGGGAAAAGTTACCGAGCGGCTTCGGCTGCAGCCTTCGGACCCGTGTACATTTTTGACTTCGATGGCAACATACAAAGGACGATTGCTGACTACGAAGGTCATCCACTGTTTGACAAAATCGAAGCGGATGTGTACAATAACCCGAAGGATCCCGAGAGCGTAAAAGTCGCCGTTGAGAAAAAGCTCGAGGAGATCGAAGCTAGTATCAAGGCAGGCAAACCCAAGTACGCAACCATCGTATTTGATTCTTGGACAGCATGGCAGCAAATAGTCTTAGAAGCTATTATGGGACCGAGGAGACAAGGCGGTAAGCCGGAGAGCGTGGACTGGCAACGGAATGCGTCGTATCAAAGATATGTTATTAACAAAATTTTCAATGGCTTCCGTCCCCTTAACATCATTGTAAACTGTCACGTGAAATGGATCAAGGACGAACAGCTCGGAATGATCTCCCCCGAACTCAATGCCTATGGACAGGTTGCTCTAAATCTACATCGTTTCTCTAACGAACTTCACTGGCTCGATTACAAGAATGGTAAGCACCTTGTCAAAGTGGTGCCAGATAATAGAATCAAAGCCTACACGGACTTGAAGCCATTACCAAACAAGGGTCTCATGGAAGACACAAGTTTGGCACCTTTTAAGGAATTAGCTTTTACACTTTCCGAGGAATAAATCCCGGAATAACCCGACATATAGGAGGTTTCATATGTCATTTATCACACCAGAAATCACGGCAAAGGACGTAGAGGATGTCAAAAAAGGCAAGACCTTTACAAAGGACGCAGTGCCGGCGGGCGAGTATGAAATGCTCGTACGTTTCGCCCCAAAGGTACGGACTTCTCGAGCAGGGAATCCATACCTAACGCTTATGCTCACGCACCTAAATGAATTGTCCAAAGGTACGCTCGCAGTGTATCCCAATATTAACAACAATGAGATTGGGCAAAAACAGTTCATTGAGCTTTTACTCGCACTCGGTTTTAGCACCAGCGAGATCGTACAGCCTGGTACAGGTTGGGGCGCAGTGGAAGGCGCTGAGGCTGACGATAAAGGCCGGATCCCTGCGGAAATCCGAGTAGGAAGCGATTCCGTAGACTTGGAAGGGCGCACATTGAACGTGTACCTAACGCAGAAACCGCGCAAGAATTACGCTACCGGCGAAGTTCTCGTAGGGGAGTTTGGCGAAGAACTCACCAATGAAGTTGCGCGTTTCATCGTAGCGGACTAAAACCCCGCAAACAGGTCTGTAAATCGTCGCAGTAGCGGCCCGCCTGTTTGTCATGACAAAGAGCAGATATGTCATGACGCTCTTTTCTTCGGAGGTCTCATGAAATTAAAACTAACAGCAGGTATTATTGCCTTAACCTTGGTTATCTTAGCTTGCGGGATTGAGCCGCAACTAGCGCTTACCTATCAACCTTCTTTCATATGCGAACCTAACTCAACAGTGATAATTGATATCCCGGATCCTGTTGGTCCTTTAAATCTTGTATACTTATGCAAGAAGCAGGATGATAAAACGGAGTGTACAATAGTCGACGAGAATGACTAGTGTACGAGCACGAAAAAAACTGCGACTGTCCACGCTGCAAGCCTGAATCTCAGATTTGGTGTAGTAAGCACAAGTGTGACAAGACTTGGCTTGTAGTAAGTACCTTCTGCCCCAAGTGCGAGAAAGAGACGCACGGAGATAAGGGTACTACTCCTCCCAAGAAAGAGTGGATGGAACTCACGGACGTTGAGGACATTTTCGGGCAGATTGACCTCGAGTTGGATGATCCGAAGGTTAAGTTTGCTAAAAACTTCGGGGCATTTATTTGTTATTCCTTGGCTAGGGCTCCATACTGTCTAAGCTACCACCTAAAAGTTAGGACTGACGAAGACACCTGGCATAAAAAGGTAAGTCATAAAGAGTTAATCGGAGTAAGTGGTCCGGAAGGGTTTTTGTACGATTACTGGTATCACGAGTGGTTCGACGGACTTTGGGAGTTGCTAAAAGATGATTAACATAATAACACGTCACCCCAAGGAGATCGCCAAGTACATCGGCGAAGTAGGTCTCGCGCAGCACCAAGTGGGATTCAATCTACGCTCCGGAGATATCACCGTACTCGTCGGGGGACGAGGCGTGCGGAATACTCATTGTTATGTGCAATCCGATAATGTAATTCAATGCCTGGACCCAAGGACGGTCCGCAAAGAGCCCATGAATAGGGTCTTCATCCTCTGTGCCTTACACAAGGCGTTATTACTCGCGGAAGGCAAGGAGCTAGGACCGGAAGTAAATATTAGAGTTGCAGAAAACGCGACCGATGTGCTGGATTTTCTCACGCAAGTATCCCTCAGCTCCTCGGAACTCTCCGTGGATATTGAATGCACGACCGACACGCAAGAACTTACGTGTATTGGATTGGCCTATAAAACGGACATTATATACAGCTTAGTAGTGCCCTTTGCTAAGTATACTGGCCAAAGCACCATTTCTTACTGGTCAGAAAATGATGAGATCAATATTTGGCACATGATCGCACAATGGCTAGGCGACGAGGACATACCGAAAGTTTTTCAGAACTTCATCTTTGACACGATGATCTTAAGTAAGCATGGAGTAGAAGTAAAGGGAAAAATCTTTGACACCATGATCGCCGCGCATTTAGTGCAACCCGAGCTGCCTAAAAGCTTGGAAGACCTCGCAAGGCTTTACTTGATGTGCGAGCCTTGGAAAAATCTGGGGCACTATAACCCTACGGACGACTTGTTTAAGTATTGTGCGCGTGACGCAGGCTACACGCTGGCGCTACATCATTTACTAAACGATATGCTCGCGGAAAAGAACCTACTTGTATTTTACAAGGATCACCTCTGTGCACTTACTACAGAAGTTTTAGATATGTGCGAGCGCGGTTGGACGCCGGACACGGAAGCAATAAGGAGGATGAAAGATGAAATTCAGCCTGAGATTGATTCTTTGTTATCCGATCTTGGAAATATTGCGAATCCTATTCTTCCGCCGAAAGAAGTTTATACTTATAAGCGCGGAAAGAAAAAAGCAGATGCAACATACTGCGTTGGTGTTGGCGATCCAATTAGGTATGTTGAAAAAACGAATAAGAAAAAGGAAAAGGTTTTATCGTCTGCGTCTTATGACCAGTATCAAGTGGTGGACCTACCGGAAGATTTGGCATGGCTCCGAGACTTTGATCTACCTCTTTTCGAGCGAGTTATTGAAACACGAGATTTTAATCCACGATCTCCGGAGCATGTCAAGGACGCAATTGCAGGACTAGGTTTTGCAATCCCCACACACATGGGCAAGGAAACGACGGACGAGCTAGCGCTCAAAAAAATGCAGTACAAAACCAAACATCCGTTCTTTGACAAAATGCTCGACCACCGAAGACTGTCCAAGATGATGTCCTCGTACTGTAACGTATTATTGGATGACGATGGAAAACTCAGGTTCTCCGTGAACATCGCGGGGACAGTTACAGGACGATTCTCTTCTAGGAAGACCGCTTGGAATACGGGCTGGAACGCCCAGAACACGCCGAAGAGGTTCCGGCATATCTCCTTGCCTAGCATGGCAGATGGTGTTATACTAAACGTGGACTTTAAGCAGGCTGACCCGCACTTAGTGGCTTGGCTCTCCGGAGAGGAAGAAATGCTTAGGATTCTGCAGGATCCTCAAGGAGATTTACACGCACACACTGCCAAACTTATTTACGGGCATGAAGTGGGTAAGGACTCCAGGGAAAGAAAAGTAGGCAAGGCTTGCAACAACGGACTCAATTACGGAATGGGCGTGAACCGATTCATGGAGACTTGCAGAAAGGAAGGACTGATTCTTAGTTATGAAGAAGCCAACAATATCCACAAAGCCTACTTTGAAGCTTATCCCCGGATCAAAGAATGGCAAGAAAGTATCGAAAACACGCTGGCAAAGAAGAGGGCGCTTAGGACACCATTCGGGAGGGAAAGGTATTTCTACGGGCACTGGTCGTATAAATTGGTCCAGGATGCTCTTGCCTACATCCCACCTACTACTGTGGCTGACGCTCTCAATGTGGCTTGGCTTAATTTCGTGGCTCTTGCTGCTAGCGAGCAGGTAGACGCGCGGGTTTTGCAACAGTGTCATGACTCCTTGAAGCTGGAATGCGCAAGGAAAGATGTGCCCATTGTTGCTCAATTACTTAGGCAGGCTTTTGCTTCGGTATTTTTCACTATCAAGGATAGGGTATGTAATTTACCAATTGATATTGAGTGTGGACCAAACTGGGGCGAACTGAGACCTTTGGAGAAATTATGTTTTCAGAATTATAAATTATAAAGCATCGTCACCCAACCGCGCCTTATAGTCTTCTTGAACTATTGGCCTGCTATCTTGCGCAAACCTGGGGTTGGGTGAATCTTGATGAGTTGAATGTTTTCGTTGAACTCTACCACTGCGCAGGAGGTGAAGGATGAATGAAAAGAAAATAATTGTCTTAGAGGGGCGGCTTCTATGTCCAGGTCTTAACATAAAACACGGTTACATGGCCCCCTACACCAAAGTCACCCAGTGGTGGAGTGACGGCAGTGTTACGGAGAAAAAAGAGCCAACCGACATTCCGATTAAGTTCTTCCCGAGGGTTGGTTGATGAATGACTCTTTAAAGCAGCGGATCGCGGAGTGGAAGGAAGAAGAGTCTAGGTCGATGGTAACGCGAGAGTTTATAAGCGACTTTGGCCAACATGAATTTATAGCCGACCTCATCGACGCCCTTGAAGATGCACAGCGTGGTGCAGCAGCAGAAGCCCACCAACTAGACCTGACGGTTAAGGAGTTGAACATAGCGAAGGCCACGCTTGAACATTATGCTGACGCGAGCAAGTGGGGCGGTGACGAGTACGGGCACTTTATTTATTTCTCTCAAGGCCCAACCCCAGCCCAAGAAGCCCTAGCCAAAATCACCGGGAATCCTGGCACTAATAATAACGACCGGGATTCTAGGAACAAATGAGTCTAAATACACACTACGTTTCTGAAGTCTGTATTGATACTAGGAGGATGAGATAACCTTACTCGACAAATACGTAGACTTAGTAAAGGACTACAAGTGGTCCGAGCTATTCGTCCGCTGGGCTTTTCTCGGTTGTATCTCTGCGGTCCTAGAACGCAAGTGTTGGCTCAATGAACAAGGGCTTGGCTTTTTGTATCCCAACATGTACATTGTACTAGTCGGCCCGCCAGCTTCAGGTAAGACTACGTGTGCAAAACTGCCTATAGACCTGTTCTTGAAGGACATGCACAACGGGCCGCTGATTTGCTCTAACCAGCTAACCCCCGCCAGCTTAATCGACGAGATGAAGGACGCCTCGCAAGAAAGATATCACTTTGAAACTTCGCCCTTGTTTGCCTTCGCCGGCGAATTCGGTACGCTGTTCAAGGATATAGGGGGCGGACAGATCGTGGACCTCCTTCTAGATTTTTACGACACTCGTAAACCCGGCGAGCTTTGGAAGAAGCATACGAAAAAATGGGGCAAGCAGGAATTCCCAAACCCCGCGCTGACTCTTCTCGGGTGTACGACTAGCAAGGCTATCATAGAAACTCGCTTGGTGGACACCGCTGGGCTAGGCTTCATCTCGCGTGTAATTTTTGCCTGCGAGCCTTCCTTTATTGCAAACGCCGAAGAATTTGTCGTGCTAAACTCCGCGAAAATTGCGGAGCTACAAGCACATTTTGTCCGCATGAACTCTATTATCGGAGCGTTCACCCTCTCGGAAGGGGCGAGGATTGAGCGCAAAAGAATCAACGACGACAATGCAGAGTGGTTGCATAACAACGTAGGTACGACCATCCTATCATCATACCTTGCGCGGAAGCCTACGCAGATCCGCAAACTCGCCATGATCTACTCCGCCATGCGCGATAACAGAAAGATCATAACCCGCGAGGATATGCTCGAGGCCGAGAAAATGTACAAGTTCACGGAGCCAACTATTATGAGCGCGTTCGGTATGCAGATAGAATATAGGGATCCCGCTCTTATGACTAAAATTATGGATAAGATCCCGCCCTACATTGGGATCTCTGAGCCTGAGCTTTTCAAATCCTTTTACTATGACGGTCAGGGAGTCCCTTACGGGTATGAATTCCGTGACTGTATATCAGGGCTAAAACGTACCGGCGTTTTAGTTATCGAGATAGATAAAAAAACCGGCGACCTAATCTACAAACGACGGGAGATCCGCGGTGAAGCCTAAAATTCTTATTTACGACATTGAGACAAGCCCCATGCTCGCATGGATTTGGCGAATCGGAAATAAAATCTCCGTCTCGCACTCACAGATCGAAGCACTAGGCGATATTATTTGCATCTGCTACAAGTGGGTAGGAGGCAAGGAGACGTACGCTTTGGACTGGGGAGCCAAACAGGACAGCACGCGGATGCTCAAGGATTTTGAGAAAGTTATCAAGGACGCGGATGTTGTCATTGCACACAATGGCGACCGCTTTGATGTCAAGCATATTAACACCCAGAGACTTTTAAAAGGCTTGGACCCGCTGGCATGGCCAACCTCCGAGGACACGCTTAAAATGTTGCGCCGGCATTTTACCTTCCCTTGCTTCAAGCTTGATTTTCTCTCAGGTTTACTAACGGGCAGCGGCAAAGATAAAATGGAATTCCAAGACTGGATTAGCATAGTTCGTGACAAGGACGAAAAAGCCTTGGCTAAGATGATTAAGTATTGCAAGAAAGACGTGCGGCAGTTGGAGCAAGTTTTCTTGTCTACTAAAAAATACCTGACTCCTATAGCGCATAGAGGTATTATTATCCAAGGAGACAGGGACTCCTGCCCTTCATGTGGATCTCTCGACAGAATAAAGAATGGGTCAAAAATAAAACGAACAGGCAGGCATCAGACATATCAATGTAAAGATTGCGGGCATGTATCTACAGACACGAGAAAGCTGCCCTAGTCTTTTACTTTTTTGTCTTTTTTCTCACAGTGCCGGGTCATCTTCCCTCGACAATCCATGATTGACTGAAGATCCCGGTTCTGTCGATTCTTCCGATCATAACAATCACGCCGAAGCTCGTCCGTATTGTGTAAATTATCCGTCTTAGTCTTAGGCACATTGCCGTCGTAGTATTCCTTGACAAATTGATTCAACCAAGATTTTTCATCCTCGGATAATTGGTCCAAGTAATCGAAATCATGCTGCCAGCGGTGATTCTTAGGGAGTCGTCTCCGGAACAGGTGATATTTGTGTCTTGACATACCCTCTTCTTTTTGGTAAACTATACTTACAGTGTAACAAAAGTTCCGGAGGATGTCAAGTATGGACCCAAAAACGCAATTAAAACAGACACTTAATTTGATACAAGGAATGATCCGCTTAATTAAGAGAGGGTTTTTTCCTGCAGGACCAAGCCAGTATGTGCAACCTGCGTTGCAGTTCTTAAACGCCACAGAAGCGCAGATTGTATTTAACCTAAAAAATTGGAAGGAAGCAGCAGATGTTCAAGCCGAAGATGGATCAGTTTCTAGCACCGGGGGCGACGTACCTGACGATAAGGAAAGTGGGGAACGGGAAGTGGGTAGCGGAGAAACTGTTCCTGAAGGATGACGAATTAGTCATCGAGAAGATATCCGAAATCGGCGGACGTTCTCAAGCGGTTGTAAAATTCAAAGTAGCCGCTACGGAGGTTCTACGTGCGAAAGATTAGAAAATTTCTAGGCTTCCTACGCCTCTTGGACGAAAATGCGCAATTATCGATAACAAACATTGCCGTTATTATCGTTATGACAAAGGTGGCTATGACACCTTTGCTCAATTTTGCTCAAGTCGCCACCTTACTAGGGGTCATCTCTACGTATTCCTTCAAGCGTTTTGTACAAAGGAAAGCACCGAAGAAGGAAAAGGTCAGCATAGTGGAGAAGCTAATGGAAGACCTCACGCTTGTGAAAGGTGATATTGATAAGATCAAGATAGGTATCGGAGTAATCCCGCGATGAAGTCCAAGGAAGTAAGCCCTGATAAATTACTAGACAAGATCCTACTTGTGCTAGATCAGCAAGTCACTTTCCTCGCCGACAAGTCCAAGAAAGAAAAGCTGACGGATGTTGAGTGCGAGCGCCTGCACTTACTCTCTGCCACCGTTGTTAGTATTATAACCAAAGGCAAGGCTTTAAAGCCTAAGCGTCCATACAAGAGTGGCGAGCGCATAAGCGATGAAGAACTCACGGGCTACGCTCGGGTGAAGTAATGCCAAAACTTAGCAAGGAGCACGCCAGGTATCTTCTGTGGGAACGCGGAAATCTTAACTGGAAACTACATGCCGGCCAAGACACTATCGAGAAGTATTATCGCGGAATTAGTAAAAAACTGTTCGTGGCGAATTGCTCTCGGCGACTCGGGAAAACATTTTGGGCCTGTACCAAAGCCATCGAGTGCGCCCTGGGTAGCAAAAATAGATGGCCAAGAATTAAATATGCCTCAGCATTTAAGAATGATCTTAAAGAATTTGCCATCCCTGCCTTTGAATTCCTGCTCCTTGACTGCCCAGATGAATTTCGACCTATATGGCGATCAACCGACTCAAAATATATCTTTCCACACAACGGCGCGGAAATCCAACTTATTGGTCTCGATAAGAGGCCGGACGGTGGGCGTGGGAACTATTGCGATCTCTATATATTTGAAGAGGCTGGACAGATTGAAAACCTAGAATATCTTTTCTCCTCCGTCGTCTGGCCGATGACGCTAAGACGCGACGGAGCCAAGATTGTTATGATATCCACTCCATCACCTTCCCCGGCACATCCTTTTGAGGAATTCTGCGAACGGGCAAGAATAGATGACGCCTACGTGGAATTGGACATTTACAAGAATCCCCTGCTCACGGAGAAGGAAATCTCCGAAGCTCGGGAAGCCTGCCTCACGGAATCGGACTGGCTCAGGGAATTCATGTGTCAGCACGTAGTGGATGAAAATCTCGCTATCGTCCCCGAGTGGAAGCCCGAGTATGCAAAGGACTTAAAGAAGCCCACATATTATGATTACCTGCATAGGTACGTGGGGATGGATCTTGGAACCCGCGTCGATCTCACGGCGATATTATTCGGGTACTGGGACTCCATTGAGAGATTCTTGTACATTGAAGACGAGGCGGACATTACGGGCCCGAAGATGACCACGCCGGATTTGGCGGATCTTATACAAACCAAGGAAGAGAATCTATGGCATGGGTTGGATGCTCCCTATAGGCGAATCTCGGATAATGACAACCCGCTACTCTTACAAGACTTGGGCGCCTTACACGACATGCACTTCATGTCCACGGGGAAGGATGAGCTGAAGGCCATGGTCAATGATATCCGTCGGCTGGTAAAGGCCGGTAAGCTTATCATCCACCCTAGATGCAAGAAGCTGCTCGGAGCTTTAAGGGGCGGTATTTGGGATAAGCACCGGAGAAAGTTCGGTCGATCCAAGATGTACGGCCACTTCGATCACGTCGCGGCGCTCATGTATTTGGTGCGCAACCTGAATCAGCACGAGAATCCGGTCCCTTGCGAACGTGGCGTAGTCACGGATTCCTATTATCTTCGGGAAGTTAAGAAAGAAACCAAGCTGGTGAAGACCGTCAAGAAAATGTTCGGCTTTAACAGATAATTCAGAGGCACACTAATGGCAGAAACCAAGACCGCAGTTTATTTTGCGAATCTTCCAGTCGGCGAAATCGAAGACGCGATCTTGTCTCGTAAGGATGACTATTATCAATACCTTATGGAGACAGGACGTACCGCACTCCTGCGTAATGTCTATGATACGTATCACCGGCCAGCCTTGCATGAGGGCAGGCTAAGACGGGCCGGCGAGCAAGGTGAGTTTGTCAAGCTCACCGTTAATGATTTTAGGAATCTCGTCCAACACAGAATCTCAATGACCACGACTCAGAGGATTCACTTTGAGCCCAAGGCCATTAACACGGATTACAAGTCCCAGGCGCAGGTAACACTCTCGAGAGGACTGCTTGAATACTACAACCGCATAAAGCACATGGAGACTCACACGGGACAAGCCGTGGAGTACGCCGTGGCTTATGGCGAGGGCTTTCTCTTCGCCGGCTGGAACCCAACAAAAGGCGATAAGCTTACGGCAGATCCTGAGACCGGGGAGCAGGTCAATGAAGGGGATTTGGAATTTGAATCCTTCAGTACCTTTGACGCCATTAGGCCCGTTGAGAATAGCAACAATGAGGAAATGGATTGGGTAACCATCCGCAGGTTCAAGAACAAGTATGACCAAGCCGCTAAGTATCCCGAACTCGCCGACAAGATTTTAGATTTAGACTTGAACGAGGAGCACGGGGTTAGGACGGATTTTGTAGATCGCTGGGAGCATGGGAAGGAAAACTCCTTGATCCCCGTATACACTTTCCTTCATCGTAGGTCTGAGGCTGTTCCGGAAGGGCGCATTGTTGAGTTCTCAGAGTCAGGCGTTACCTATCACGAAGGTCCGCTTCCTTACCGAAGCCTTCCTATTAAGCGGATCGCCCCGAGTGAGCAGAAAGGTAAAATTTACGGCTACACCGCAGCCTTTGACTTACTCCCCATCCAAGCCGCGCTGGATAAATTAGACAGTACCATTCTTACAAACCAGGCAGCCTTTGGTGTACAGAACGTCGCTATTCCTAAAGGCAGTGGCGTGAACGTGCTTGACATTGGTGGAGCTTTGAATATTGTAGAATATGATGCTAAGTGGGGGCCGCCGACTACTCTCCAGTTACTCGCCACGCCTCCAGAAATTTTTACCTACCGCGAAATGCTCAAGAAAGATGCCGAGACAATTATCGGAATCAACTCCGTTACTCGCGGAGACCCGCAGGACAGTCTCAAGTCTGGGGCGGCACTTGCGCTTGTACAATCCATGGCAATTCAATTTGCACAAGGGTTACAATTATCCTACATTCAATTCCTCGAGGACATAGCTACCACGGTCATTGAGATCCTACAGGACTTCGCTACGGTTGAGCGTGTCGCTTTGATTACTGGCCGCAACACCCGCTCCATGCTCAAGGAGTTTAAGAATGAGGATATCGAAAACATTTCCCGTGTCGTAGTAGACGTGGGTAATCCGCTTAATCAAACCGTCGCCGGTAGGGTAAACCTTGCCGAGCAGTTACTAAACAATCAAATGATTGAGACCCCGCAGCAATTCATTGAAGTTATCACCTCCGGGCGCTTCGAGCCTGTCATCGAATCCGAACACGCCGAGCTTATGCTTGTAAGGAATGAGAACGAAGCCTTGCAAGAAGGCACGCAGCCTCCGGTGATTCGGACGGATAATCACGAATTACACATTAAAGAGCACCGCGTTGTCCTCGCTTCTCCTGAGTCTCGTACTGAAATGCCTGTGGTGAAGGCCACACTCGCGCATATCCAAGAGCATGAAACTATGCTAGCCCCGCCGCCTCTTCCGGGCACCGAGGTTGATTCAAACGCAGAACAAGACCAGGCGCAACTTGCCGAGTCCGAGCAGGGAAATATCCCGGGGCAGCTCGACCCAACCGCCCCAGTATTACAAGAGGCAGGGGGACAAGCTTTGCCAAATCTACCAAACAATCCGTTAACAGGGGAACCCAATGAGCAGTAAGATAGGCGTAAATTTTAAAGTGGTCGATGCCGTCGCCGGACCAGTCTCGGAGATTGTCGACATTACTAAGCACGAGGACTTCTCCATACAAGTAGATTATGGACCGAACGCTGGCGGAGATATGATTTTGGAAGCAAGCCTAGATGGCACCTCCTTCTCTCCAATAACGGGCAGCACGCAGGCGATGGACGTAGGCGGCGACACCCATGTATGGAATGTTACGGACTTACACTGTAAGTACATAAGAATCGGAATCCCCGTGGCTGCTAGCCCAACTACTGTACGCTTCCAAGGCTCCGTAGACTTCGACTAAAGGATAAACAATGCCAACATTTATTGCGCTACGAATTGGCGAAAGCTCCGGCGGCGGAGGAGGGACTCCGGTCTGGCAACGAGTCGGAACGGAAGTATCTCCGGTAAACGTAGATGACGCGTTCACGGTAAAAGGACTTGAAGTAAAAACCGCACCCGATTTATTCGGCTCCAACGCTGCTCTTGTAGAATACTTCGACGATCTTGGGCGTCGATTCCTTCAAGTGTCTGCCGAGAGTCCTGGTTATATTCCGATATTTTTTGAGAACGCCACAGGATCCGGAGGAACTACACTAGAGTTTTACGGAACCAACGACTGGTCCTACGCGTCCGGATACAAAGACGCGTTTGTTGATATTGATTCTAACACGCCAAATATTGCATTCGGACTAAACGAGGACGGAACTTCCTTACACCAAACGTCTTTCACTACTCGCGCTTTCACTACTGTTGTGCAGAATGCCGCAGCCGACAAAAGAGTCGGCGTTGCTTTCTCTACGCTAGGCCTATCTGTTGGTACGTTGAGCGAAATAAGGATGCAATTAACGACTGGGGCGCAAGCGGCTGGCGGCTTCCACGTGTTTGGAATCAACGAGCTGGGCGTCATAGCCGGAGGCACTAAGGATCTTTTAACCGCCGCCGCACCCTACACAAAATGGCGCTTTGAGTCCTTGGCTCCTGACTCGGCTAGTGCTGTTGGTTTTCAGCTTGATACCCAAAACACCTTGGCCACTGATGGGGCAAAGTTTTTAGAATTACTTAACAATAATGTTAAGGTGTTTGAAGCAAAGAGAGACGTTGACCTAGTAGGAGATTTCTCCGGCTCTAACATATTCAATTTTTATAACGACGCTGCCGACATCGCTATTCAACGGGCCGTCAAGGATTCCGCGGGCGATGGAAACATCTACGACCTCTTCCCCGTAAACACAGATGCTAGTACGCAACTACTCGCTATCATGTCCGACGACTTTACTCAAGGGGCCGGACATAGTACGCTATGGAACGAGACCTCAGTAAGCGCCGGCGCTGGCGGATACGTTCAACACGAAATTTTTTGCGAGCGACAAGGCGAGTCGGACGCAACGATAAGAGTAAATGCAAACAACACCACCTCCTCGGATGTAACTCTTCGAGCATCCGGCGCACTAGTAGCCTCCGGTGCCGAGTATAAAGTGAGCGGCTTTGACCAATCAGCCTTGGGCATGACGGATGTTCGACATACCTGGGTGGAGGCAAGCGCGACTCCTGTAGCAGCCATGAGTCACGGCGGGGACATGGCGATTGCCGGCGAGATGAAGATTAAAGTAATTTCTCAAGCCGCCGAGCCTACGCTAGGGGCGGACAGCTTCATGGCGCTGTGGATCGACACGGATGACGCCAATAGGACTTACTTGTTATTTCGCCGCGGAGTTGGCGATCATGTAAAAGTGGAGCTAGCATAGCATGTCGTTTAGTAACGTACCAAAAGATCCCGCCGAGGAAATTCTCTATACCCCAACGGCGCCTCTCACTACCGAGAACGTACAAGAAGCCTTGGATGAAGTTGCGGGTATTATTAGCTCAGGCATACCTCCTACTTCTAAGGTTGTAAACTACGCAGCTCTTCCTGCTCCCGGCTCCGTCCCAGCAGGCACCACAAAGTACGTACAGAATCAAACCGGGGTGTACCTGCTAGGCACAAGGAAGTTGCGCGGTTGGTATGAATCCGACGGCGCAGCCTGGAAGTACGCAGGGGATAACTCTAGAGTATCAGCAGACTCCATTTACGATAATGCTACCTCGGGATTAACCGCGAATAACGTCCAAGCCGCCATTGATGAGGTCGAGGCAAGGGTTGACGCGAACGACGCCAAAGTCTCCGCGGATGGATCGGTAGCTACGCACTCCGATGTAACGTTAGCGGGCTCGGGTGCGATCATAACCGTAGCAGAACGCGCCGACCTTCACACTCACACGAACAAAGCCCAACTTGATTTAGTAACCGACGGCGATCATGATGTCCGGACGGATAACCCGCACAGCGTTACAGCCGCCCAAGCGGGCGCAGACCCAACCGGCACAGCCGCGGGCCTAGTAGGGACGCACGAAACCGATCTTGCCTCTAATGCTAACCTGCTTGGCGCGTCCTTGGTAGGTATCGAAGACGCAGCGGGAAATTTTGTAGGCACGACCGTAGAAGCCGCGCTTGCTGAGGCAAAGGCAGTTCCTTACGTTGCAATAACTGCGGCGGGGCCCACGGTTACCACCTCTCCTACGTACGTAGTGCTTACGGGTATTACCACCACGCCTCCTGCAGGTACGTATGTTGCTATGTTTAGCACCACGGTTTTTAATACTAATAACAATCGTCAAATGACTTTTGGAATACACGTCGCCGGAACTTTACAAGCCACGACGCAACGCACCGTTAGCAACAGTTCCGCAAGCGAAACAAACTCCATTAATTGTCTGGGAATGGTAACCGTCAATGGTGCACAGGCCGTGGATGTTCGCTGGTTTTGCTCGGGAAATACCGCGACAGCAGGCAGGCAAACTTTAATCCTTACTAAGGTGGCATAATGAAACTTTGGGCGCTTAAAGTAAATGGCACGGCAATTACGAACAACGCGGGTTGGAACGAAAGCGAGCTTCAAGGAAACGAACCTTTAATCGTTGCCGGCATACAGCCTTCAGTAGACTACGAGGATGTTAGCACAATAGAAAACTGGAAAACTTATGGACCCCTGCTCAAGGATTATAAATTCATCCGCCGCGAAATTCAAGTCCTAGTAGTTATGATCGGTTGGGAAAGCCTCACCCTAGAAGAGAAGAGGATAGCCTCAAGTATGTTCGCCGTTGCTCAGGCCGAACGTAACGAAGTGGACACGACACAAGAACAGGTTGCACACGGCGTTGACTTTCATGAATGCTCGATAGAATCCCGAGAGGCTAGACTAAACCGCGGTGTGTCCGAGATTCTTAATCGACTTGAGTGGGCCGATGCTCAGGACGTGGTATCTAGCCTAGGCACGCAATCCTTGGACACTTCGTACCTGCACTTCGGAAGAGAAGGAACCTTGGAAGGGGATCCTGAAGGACTCTTTGACTATATAGAGGCCAGAGTTGGAACTTCTTTTGAGACTACGGGCCTTGCTGCACAAGCCTACGTCCCTACCTCTGGCACACTCGCAAGTTTAATCGTGGATCTCATGAGCATTTTAAAAGATGGCATTTACTAGGAGTTTAGTATGACACCCGAGCAAGCATTAAAAATACTTGATAGCATCACAGCCCAAATGAGAATGTCCCGCCAAGAGCACGAAACGGCAATAAAAGCTGTAGAAGTAATCAAGGCCGAGCTAAAGAAGAATGTCAAAGACTAGGTGCTTCTGCGGTCCCGCGTACGCGCCGAAATTTCTTCGCCTTTTCCTCTCCCTGCCCTTCAACGCAGCGTGTAGACTCCACGACATTCACTATGCTAAGAGAATGTATCCACGTCTGGAGTGCGACCAAATATTCAGTCGCAATATGATTCGTCTTTGTAAGCGTAAAAACCTCACCAATTCCAAGTACATCCTAGCGCATGTATACTATTACCTAGTCCGACTCTTCGGCTGGCTCTCCTACTAACAGATACTCTCAAGCGTATAAAACGGATTTATGCGCTAAAACGTATTATGTGCGGTCTCTGATGTACTATAAGCCATCAGTTTCCAAGCTACAAGGAGTTTGTCATGTCCGAAGAAACCCCAGAAATATCTGAACCTATGGTCGAAATCGAAGACGCCCTCGAAGAGGATTCTGAGGAGCTAGTCGCCTCTCCTACCGGTGAGGGCGGTGACGCCGCCGCCGGCGAAGAAGAGGAAGAGACTCTCGAGGAAGAAACTGAACCTACTAAGTACAAGGTGAAGGTCGACGGCGAAGAGATCGAAGTAACCTTAGAGGATATGCAGAGGGACTATCAACTACGCCGCGCTTCTGATAAAAAATTCCAAGACGCCGCAGCTATTAAAGCTCAGGCCGAGGAATTCCTAGAAGCATTGAGAACAGATCCCCGCAAAGTCCTAGAACACCCAAACATCAACGCCGACATCCGAGCCCTTGCCGAGGAAATCTTATCCGAGCAATTAGAGGACGAGATGCTTGACCCCAAGGACAGGGAGATCAAAAAACTACAACGAGAGCTAGAGGCCAGAGAGGCAGAGAAGAAAGCGGAGGAAGATGCCAAGACTACTACGAAGCAAAAAGCAGAAGAGGCCGAGTTACTTGCCGGGTATGAAAAACAAATAGACACCGCGCTGTCTACCTCTGGGCTTCCTAACACATCCTTTACTATAGACCGCATGGCGTATTACATGCAACAGGCAGTCCGCTCCGGGTATGACCTCACTGCTGCTGACGTAGTACCCTTGGTAAAAGAAGACTACATAAATGACTTCAAGAAATTCTTCGCAGGTAGCGACGACAAGGTAATCGCCGAAATCCTCGGCGGCCCCGCAATGAAGAAGATCCGAAAGATGGACCTGAGCACCTTAAAGGATCCAAAGGGAAAAACCCCCGCGAATCAACCAGATGTAAAGCCCCGGGCTAAGGGCGAGAAGCAAACTTTCGAGGACTTCTTCGAAGCCTTGAAGGATGACATGGATTAACAGATAATTACGAGAGCGTAGGACTCTGCGGATATCCTACCCTCTTTGGCTGCTTGACCGATGCACCCGCTACCGAACAACTGTCAGGAATGTTTAACTTTTTAAGGAGACTCTGTAATGGGACAAGAAGTTACTGTAAAGAGTCAACTTGATGGTCTATATAAGGAGGTCTACGGTGATAAAATCGAAGACCTCATTCCTGATGTAGGTAGACTAGTCAAGAAGATTTCTTTCCGAGAAGCTGAAAAATTAGGCGAGGCGTTTAACGTGCCTGTCATCGTTAGTGATGAACAAGGCGCCACTTACGCTGGGCCAGAAGAAGATGCCTTCGACCTCGATCCACCCGAGGCAATGACCACTAAGAACGCGAAAGTCAAGGGTTCTCAGATCCTTATGCGTGCTGCGATTGGCTACAAAGCCGCCGCTGCTGCTGTTAAGGGCGGGAAAAAAGCCTTTGTTAACGCTACTGAATTGGTTATCCGCCGGCTCATGAATTCGATCACTAAGCGTGTCGAAGCCATGTTGCTCTACGGCGGCGACGGTCTGGGCGAAGTTACCTCCTCAGTCAATCAAGGCGCTACCGAAACAACGCTTACTATTGATCCTAAAACCTGGGCACCTGGCCTATGGGTAGGCAGTCAGAAAGCTAACCTAGAAATCTGGGACGAAACTGGCCCAATCAAGGTCGCTGACGTTCAAGTAGGTAGGGTTGATTGTAAGGCAGGCACTTTGAATGTTACCGGCCTAGCTGCGCAGATCACGGCTCTTGACGCCGCGCTCCCTGGCACGCTAACCGTGTACTTCAAAACGGCTCGTGGTAAAGAAGCTCTGGGCCTCGCTCAGATCATCAAAACCTCCGGCACTCTGTTTGGTATTAATAACAACGAATTCGACCTTTTTAAAGGCCAAGAGTTTGACGCCCTAGGCGCCGCGCTCTCCTTTGACAAAGTAACCGACGCTGTTGTCTGTGCTGTCAATTATGGCTTGGATGAGAACGTAACGTGTCTCGTCAGTCCTAAAACGTGGCAATCACTAAACAAGGACGAAGCTGCTCTGAGACAATACGACGCATCCTTCAAGGATGACGCCAAAAAAGGTAGCCGCTCTATCGTATATCAAGGCCAAGCCGGCTTGATCGAAATTGAGGCTCACCCAATGGTGAAAGAGGGCGAGGCTTTTATCGTCCCCATGCGTAGACTGAAACGTGTTGGTGCATACGAAATTAGCATGAAGACCCCAGGTCACGGCTCAGAGATGTTTAGGCATCTTGAAAGCAAAGCGGCCTTTGAGCTTCGCGCTTATACGGACCAGGCGCTCTTTACTGAGCACCCAAGTCATCTCGTGCGCATTAGCAATATCGTTAATCCGTAAACCTCCGATGGGGAGTAGGGCTTAGTGTCCTACTCCCCTGGAACCCTATGCCTAAGCCACTTACCATAGATGAAGTAGTTTATAACTACCCAGAGATCGACGACTTAGAATGGGGACCAACCGCGTCTCAATGGGCTGATGCAGTTAGTACGCTCCTGGAAATGCTACGAGGACCAACGGCTCCTATAGCACTCTCAGGTATTATTCGTTTAGGTACGGATGATAAAATCTCCTGGCGCAACACCTTGGACACGTTGGACGCGTCCTTGTTTATTGACAGCTCTGACCGCCTCATTTATGACGACGGCGTAGCACAGAAGGATCTAGGACTCACCGGCGCCTCCGGTAATGTACAGCACTTAAGTCCTAGTACGGATCATGCACTTGCAAGGTTCGATGGTACTATGGGCACGGTGTTACAAAACTCCGGCGCAATTCTTGATGACTCGGACAATCTTACGGGCCTTACCACCTTGGGCGCCACCACTGTTACGGCCACCACGGTTGGCGCTACGGATGTCAACACTACGAATATTAACAGCCTGGACTTTCTAAAGGTTCTTCCCCCGATCGGAAGTATTATTCCTTTCTACGACTTCAACGGGGCGCAGAGTTTTGACGCCGCTTACTGGGCAGTTTGTGATGGCTCCGCGGCGACAGTCGGCGGAACTCCAGAGACTCTTCCGGACTTAAGCGGCAGGTACTTAGTTGGCTTCGGTACGGATGGTGGCGGGGATAATGCCTCCGCCGCTTGGGCTACCGCCGCGGTTGGTAATGCGCTGCACGAAATCAGTTTAATACACGGTCACACCGTCGACGCTCATGCTCACACAAACTCAACTCATACTCACGGACCGGGAACGCTGCAGTTTCAAGTAGCAAACTTCACCGGAGGCAACAGCGGCGTACTGCAGATGTACCAAGCGGGAGGAGGCATAGATACCGTGCATGTTCTAACTCAAAGAGCTGGTGCAGATGGTAATGTCAACTTATGGGCCTCCAGCTTTGTCCTCGGCGCAGAGCAGTATTATACTAAAGGTGGTCTTAATGCCACAGCTTCCGACGGCGGAGCAGGGACAGGCAACACAAGCCCCGGAACCTCAACTACTTTATCCGCCACACAAAGCATCCAACCTCGGAGCATCCAAGTTCGCTACATCATGAGGATTAAGTAATGAACCTCCGGCCATTCCTCAAGAAACAGGACAATAAACTTCCGGACTCTTACGAGATCACGGTCACATATCATGATGGCCCCAAGGATACTTTTAATATCGCACAACATAGACTCCTTCCTTCACAGGTATTAGAGTTTGTCACAACCGAAGATGAGTGGTTTATCATACCTCTTACCTCTATTAAAAAACTAGCCTTCGACAAAAATCTCTCCCGCATTGTAGCACTAAAGCAAGAAAAAATCTAGTCTCGGGTATTATTGCTTGGTGAAGTATGCGTCACCAAACTTTCTATTTATGGTGAACTCTATGTCACCAAATAAAACTAATTTCAGGTATTATTATAATCTATTATAATCTATTATAATCTAATTTTTGGTATTATTAATAGTACGCAAAAAAAAATCTCGCCGAAGTAACAAAAGTTCCGTGTAATTAAAGTTCCCTGTAACAAAAGTTCCGTGTAAGATAAGTACCCGGAACTAAAGTTACTTTCTTATCAATACATTATATATAGCACCAAAAAATACTTGAAAATAAAACTTGCGCTTTTTTCTCAGGTATGTATAATAATAAGTAGGAGGCAAAATGATTAATAAAACAAAAGAAAAGATTTTAGAAGTAGTAAAAGATGAAGTTGATATTTGTAATCGAAATTATACTCGCGCTTTTGACCACTATTTTTCCCTAGCAGGAAAGGTTAGCAAGAGAACTAAAGCATATAAGGCCGCGGTGGAAGAATGGCGGCAAAGTTGCTCATGGTTAATCGAGGCGCAGTCTATACTTGCAAAAATTGAGTTGCTAGATGTTTGAATTAATTCTATACTTTTCAACCATGGCAATATTTTGGAATTTCTTAGGGAGATAGTACAATGAAATATTTCACAATACTAACAGACGAAGGGCCGATGTTTGATACCGGCGCAAGTAAATGGTTTTTCCTTGAGCAGCATTTGATTGACAAGGGCGTCACGTTTCAAAAAGTAGAAGGATTTTATGTCAATGCACATAATAAAAAAGCAAAAGAAAATGCTTTTTTAATTTCCTACTCTGATACCCAAGCGGCCAAGATGCAAAAACAATGCGAATCCTTAGCGCGGCAATTAGGTCAAGAAGCTGTGCTACATATTGAAAATGCCTCGCGAGCCATATTGTCATATGTCAATGGCTCGGATAATAATAAATGGCATGTTTCAAGAAGTATAGAATACTGGGATTATCAACCGCCATTAGATCGCGGATTTACCAAAATTGATAATACTTTTCTTGTGGTGACGTTCTAATGTTAAGGAAAATTTTACAAAAAATAAAGCGCCGCCGCCGCGCCGTCACGCGATCTAAAGTTTTAGCAAGAAAGGGATTCTAGTATGAGGCACTATAGACAATGGGTGATGAAGTATAAAAAACAGTATAGCGAATTTCTAGCGAATTCATGCCTTGACGAAAAAGGCCGACGGGATCCAATGAGAGTCTACAACCGCGCCTTGTTCGCCTTGCTATCCGTCAACACATCTTTTGACATTACAGAAAAGGCATATGCCGATATGAAAGGAAAATATTGGACAGGACAAAAACGAATCATGCATAGATATATGAGGCACGGCATTCACTACGCGTACGCTCGCGGTGGCTACTTGCATGACTTTACAAAAGCATATAAGAAAAACGCCGCGGTATTTCTAAAGCAATGCGACGAATCCTGGAATGAATACCGACGCCGTTTAGTGCGTGAAGTGAAAGGCTTGGGGTTTATAAAGATATCCTTTTTCATAACCTTAGTCTATCCCGCCGCCGATCTATGCTGTATAGACCGCTGGATCCTTCGGTGCTTGGGTTTACATGCTAACAATATGCCGCGCCTCTCTAACCAAATTTTTTACCAATCTCTAGAAAATATCATGCGTCAAGAGTCTAAAATTTTGGGCGTCGATATGTTTCAGTATCAATGGGCGATATGGGACTGCATCCGATTTGATACCGGCAATGATAAGGGTTTAAACCCCATGGCAAGCTTGAATAATTCATAGGAGGAAAAACGATGGAAAATAGACCACTATCAGTAATAGCTAGAGAAATTTACCAGACATGGCCAAAGATCAATTATGCTGCAAAGCCATACCTTGACGCTATGTCATGCCTTGAGTCAATCAAAGATAATTACTTTCAGGACAGCGGACAAGGTATAGTGCGTTACTTTCTAAGCAACGCCACCACATGGCGCGGCGCCGACGCGCGTAGAATTAAAGCGGAATTAAAAAATCTTTGCAAGTGAAAGGAAAACCCTATGGACATAACCAACAAAATAATAGACTATGAAAACGGCGAATTAACTGTAAAAGAATGCATTGAACTATTTCAAGAATTGCTAAACACTGGACTAATTAACCAATTG